AGTTGAACAACGCTCGTTTGTTCTCACAACTTGCTGGTTTATTCGGTACTGCTCTTAGTGGTAATGCTTTAGACGTTGCTAAAGCTGCATCTTCTGGTGCTGCTGAAGCTAACTATTTAACAGCTTCTACAATCGCTCAAGCTCGTAACAAGTTGGGTGAGCGTGGTGAAGAGCCAGATATTTTGGTTGTTCATCCTTCAGTTGCTTACTACCTATATCAGGTAGGAATGTTAACTTTCTCTACTTCTGCACTTTCAACTGGAACTGGTATCCAGTGGGGTGGCGGTGGAGTTGGCATTGGTGCTAAAGAAGTTGGTCAATTCGCTGGCTGTAAAGTCATCGTTGACGAAGCTGTTAACACTGTTGCTCCTGGTACTTCAGGTCATATTACTGAGTACTACTGCTATCTATTGAAAGCAGGAACCATCATGGAAGGTGTTCAGCAAGATCTAAGGATTGAAGCTGATCGCAACATCTTGTCTAAGCAGAATGTTCTTTCTGTTGATTACCACACTGCGTATCACGTTATGGGTACTAAGTGGACTGATGCAGGAGACAACCCAACCAATGCAAACTTAGCGACTGCTAATAAGTGGGCTGCTACTTATGACATTGATTTGATCCCTGCTGTTCAGATCACAGTTAACACACCATTGGATACAACTACTATCTCTTAATCTATACTTGGATTGGAGAGAAGTCGAAAAGCCCTCATCATTTATTTGGTGGGGGTTTTTTATGACGCTACAATATAGAGGAAATGTATTTTAAGGATTGTGGCTGCAACTATCGTTGCCACGTTGAAGTCAGCAACAGCTAATAGCTATGTGACTTTAGCTGAAGCAAACACTTATTTTGAAACCGTCCCAGATTCAACAACTTGGGATAATAAAACTGATGATCAAAAGAATCGAGCACTAATATCCGCTACTCGTTGGATTGATAGCTTTAACTTTTACGGTGATCGCTGTGATGACGGACAAGCATTAAAATGGCCTAGAAATAACTATGAAGTCGATAATGTAGAGCTTGCTTGCACAGCTATTCCTGTAAGTATCAAGTACGCACAATATGAGTTAGCAAAGGCATTAGCAAATGAAACTGATGCGATGACTGGTAACAAAGGTACTGATGGAAACTATGAACAAGTTGAATTAGGAGGTATAAAGATTAAATACAATACCGATAGTCAGGGAACAGGATCCACCAACAATATTATGGATGTCTATCCTTGGTTACAAAACCATCTCGGAGCCTACATGCTAGGTGGTGCAGGTAATTTCCAAATGAGACTTGTTAGAGGTTAGTCATGGCAGGGTCACTAGACACAGCACTAAGATCGGTAGCTAAAGACATAGTTGCAGACTTAGGAACCGCTTTAGGCACAAAAATAACGTACAAGGTGATTTCAACTGGAACGTATAACAGAAATACGGGTTCTGTAGGGACAACTTCCACAACCTATACAGATATAACTGCACCTATTGAATTTATCGAATCCAGTAAAACGGCTGGAAAGCAGGTTAATAAGGCAACTGTTTACATAGATCCGTCAATTATTGGAAATAATCAACCCAAGACATCTGATGAAATACTTATAACTTTTGAGGGGCAATCTGTAGGCACAAAGATAGAGAATATAGTGACTTATGGAGGTGGTCAAAACTACCTTTATGTTATTGAGGTTATCTTCTAATGACCCTTGTAAAAGCTAGAGCTGCTATTGAAGACGCTATCGAAGATGCAGTTACAGGTGACCACCCACGTCTAAACATTATTTATGACAATACTCCTTTGGATGACACTGCTCCTAACCAAGAATTTTTAATGGTAAGTGTTGATTTTGAACAGGCTACCGTGCAGCCTCAAGGTGATGCAGTTACTTATTATGAAGCCGCCGTTACATGTGGTATTTATGTACCATTTGACCAAGGTTCTGCTAGAACATCGTCTATAGCTGAATCTCTTATAACAGGACTAACTAATGTAAATAAGTCAACTTATGTAGACAACCATAATGTAAGTCCAAAAGTAAGAGAAATTGCAGGTCCAACCTCTGTAAGGAAGGATGACAAGGAAACTCATTACATAGGTGTAGTTAGCTGCACATTCACTGCAAATGGCTAGAGATATTAGATTTCTGGCTCAGGATTTGAAAATAGATCTTGAAGAAGCTATATCAACTGCTGCTTCAGAAATTCATTACTCTCTTCAATACACAAGTCCTTGGTGGACTGGATCGTTTAATACTGCTTGGGAAATAGATTCTAACCCTATATCTCCTGTTCTTAAGAGGGTTTTAGGAGGAGGAGGAACTACACTCGCTCCTGGTAATTTAGGCGCAAATTATCCATATCCTCCCCAAACTCCTAGAAAGGCTCCTACTAGATTAATGCACCTGACCAAACTAGGAAGATCAATATACATAGGAAATATGATGAATTATGCAGGTTTTGTAGTAAATAAAAAAGGTGCGACAATGCCAGATTTAGACGGTAATCCTGTTGAGTACGGAGAACATGCTAGAAATGTAAATCAAATAACTCCGAGACCTCCTACACCCGATTGGTTTTGGATTTATCTAAGACATGGTAGAGGTAAGTTTTTATTAAAAGATATAGATAAGGGATTTAAAAAGGCTGGTTTCTATTCAAGTAGAGGTGAGTACAGGAAGGCTAGACCAGCGTCTATAGGGCTAGGTGTTAAATATCTTCCTACAGCCATGTGATCTGGGCTATACTACAGAAGTAGCTTAAATTTTTATGGCAACTAAGACGGCTTTAGACAAACTGAAAAAGGCTTTTAGTGTTGAAGATCGTAGTAAATACTCGATTTATAAAGGGGAGGAGTTGGTATTAGAAATCTTTTGGACCCCTATCACCATTGCAGATAGAGATGCAATAAACAGCACACTAAAGGCTATGGGTAAAGGTGACGATGAGGGCAGTTTAGACTTTGCTCTTCAAATAATCATTACTAAAGCCCAAGATTCTGCTGGTAATAGACTATTTACAGATGTGGATAGAACAGGATTAAGACGAGAAGTACCTTTAGGTGTACTCCTAGACATAATGACAAAGATGCAATCAACGGGGGAGGAGGTCGACCCAGATGCCGTAAAAAGCGGAACTACAAAAGAATAATTTCCTAAACCTGCAATTCTTTATAGCTGAAAAGCTTGGTTACACCTTGAAAGAAATCAGGGAAAGAATGTCGCTGCAAGAACTACTCGGATGGAGCGCATATTTCTCTCTTAAAGCCGAAGAAGAAGAGAAAGCGTACAAAGACGCTCAAGTTAAAGCTAGAACAAAGGGTATGCGCTAAACTAATCTTATTTATTGGGTATAGCTGTGGCAGGGGCAACATATTCAGTAAACATAGAACTAAATCACCAGTCTTTAAATAAGCAGTTAGACGACCTAAATACCAAAGTAAACACTATTGGTAAGTCTTCAGCTAAGAAAGCTGCAACGAGTAAGGAAGAGGAAAAAACTTTAACGGCTACAAATAATTTATTAAATAGTAATGCTGTTCAATACGGTAGAGGTCTTAGACTAAGTAAAAAGGGCGTAAGTTTAGAGATACAAAAGGCAAATTATCTAGAAGCAACAAGTAAGATATTAGATGGTGATTTTAAGAAAGCTAGAGAGATAATATCTGATAGTAGATTACAGAATACTCAGCAAGCTAATAATTTAATTAAACAGAAAGAGATAGTAAAAACTAAGGGTAAGAGCCTAAAAGTTTCAAGGCAGATGGCAGAAAGTATAGATGCTATGGATAAGGCACAGCACAAAAATTTTGCACTTAGAACTAAACTAGACGATTTGGAAAGAAAGGGAGTTAATGTATATCAAGAGAGGTTAAAATACGGACAATTAAATGCGGCACAGGGTAAAAGAGAATTTGGAAGTGTAAAAAAGATAGCCTCTAGTTTAGATTTAGATCTTAAGAGAAAAGCAGCAAAATTTAGGTGGCAAAACAAAATAAATCAAGCAACTGCTAAAGAGTTGGAGATAAGAAGAAAGATGGGAGGAGCTACATCTCCCATAAGAGGAGATGCTATTAGAGATGTAGGTTCACCAGCATGGATAGATCGCTCTGCTCGTATGGGCGGACCAAGGTCAAGGCTTAACTATCAAAGAGGTCATTTATTACCAGGACCAGTAGGAACAGGTGGATTACCGGGAGCAGGATCAAAGGTTTGGCAAAGTGCGGCAATTAGTGGTGCATTTCCTCTGTTATTTGGACAAGGACCAGTCACAGCAGCCGCAGGTGCTTTAGGTGGTGGTTTAGGTGCTAAATACGGCGGTCAAATGGGAGGGTTTGCAGGAGGTCTTGCTGCTACTGCTGCTGTTTCTGCAATAGGTGGAGCAGTAAACGCAACTAAAGAATTGGGTCAGGCAATGGGTCGCTACACTAAAGATGTAGATGCTTTAATAACAGCTACGGGTAATGCAAACTCATTTAGAGCGAAGGAGATAGCATTAATAAAAGAGTACGAAGGTGAAGCGGCTGCTTTTGAGGCTGCTATGAAAGACATGACTATTCTGGTAGGTGAAAGAGGGGTAGAAGCTTTAAGAAAATTCGGAGAGGATATGGATAGAGCAGGAGATGACTTCCAAAAATTAATGACAAGAATACAGGCAGCTATAGCAGGACTTATTAATTGGACTGGAATTATGCGAGAAGGTAAAGGCAGTATGCTTAAGAGAGCAGGAAAAATGAAAGACCCAAGAGTACAAGAACTTTTAAATGAAAGATCTTATATAGGTGATAACAGGGGTGAATTTGGTGGTTGGTCAGGGCAAAGAGAGGCTTTACTACAAAATGAAAGAGATTTAAGAATAGCTATTGCTGATGCAGATAAGAAATTATTAGATCAACAAGACGATCAACTCACAAAAACAAAAGAAAGATATGAGGCAATAGAGCGATTAAATGACCTTTATAAAGATATAGGATCAACAATAAAGGATGGGTTAGTGCAGGGAATCCAGGCAGCTATTGACGGTACTAAGTCTTTAGGAGAAATAGCAGGAAGTGTATTTAAGAAAGTAAGTAACGCTTTACTAGATTTTGGTGTAAATATGCTCTTACAGAAACTACCTATCCCTGGAGCGAGTAAATTTTTTGGTGGAGGTAGGGCTGCTGGAGGACCAGTAAAATCGGGCAAGGGCTATTTGGTGGGAGAAAAAGGGCCAGAGTTATTTACTCCTTCATCAAGTGGACGAATAACTCCTAACAACAAATTAGGTGGAGCTAATATTGTGGTTAATGTAGATGCTTCTGGATCATCTGTTGAAGGTGATGAAGTACAATCTGCTCAATTAGGTAATATGTTGGCACAAGCAATACAATCTGAATTAGTACGTCAAAAGCGACCAGGAGGACTACTAGCAGTCTAAATTATGGCAGATTTTCCTACTCCAAGTTCTTCTCCTTCAGCACCTAATCCTAATTACGGTATCAACAAGTCTAATAGTCCTACCGTATTAGAAACTAGGTACGGAGATGGATATTCTAGTCGTACTGTATTTGGCCTAAATCAAAATTTAAAAAGTTACAGGGTTAACTGGAAAAACATAAGTGAGACAGATGCAGACGTTATAGATAATTTTTTATCAGCAAGAGAGGGCCGTGATTCATTTAACTGGACTCCACCTGGAGATGTTTCTGGAAAGTACATCTGCAAGAGTTGGAATAAAACAATCCCTTATTTAAATGTGGCTTCAATAACGGCAACATTTGAAGAAGTAGCGGAGCCGTAAATCATGGCGGTTTCAGTATGGCAAGCAAGTACGTCTTTTAGTCTTGGGGATGTAAGACGAGCTGTAACAGATCAAGTTACAGGTTTATTTTTTAAATGCACAACAGCAGGAACATCTGGAAGTTCTGAACCTTCTTGGCCTACCGATATAGGTTCAACTGTTACTGATAATAATGTTGTTTGGACAGCAATTAGTAGCGTTTATGAAGAACTCTCAAAGCTTGCTCCTAGTGCAATTATCGAATTATTTGAAGTTCGTCTAGTTAATGATTTACATGGTTCAAATGATGTTTATAGATTCCATAATGGGTGTAATGCGAATATAAATGGCAATATTATTTGGGATAGTAATCAATACACAAGGCAACCTGTAGAAGCTTCAGGTTTTGAATATTCATCTACAGGGTCTTTACCTAGACCAACTTTAAGGATTTCAAATGTAAATAATACAATGACTGCTCTGCTCCTTTTAGTAAATGCAGTGACAACAGGAAATGATTTAACAGGAGCAGAAGTTAGAAGAATTAGAACTCTTAAAAAATATTTAGATGGTGAATCTGCTGCTGATCCTAATGCTCAATGGCCTATGGAGATTTGGTACATCGACAGGAAATCATCTGAAAACAGAATTGCTGTTGAATTTGAGTTGGCAAGCAAATTAGATTTACCTGGAGTAAAGATTCCTAAGAGGCAATTAATCGGAAACATTTGTCAGTGGGCTTACCGTTCAGGAGAATGTGGTTATACAGGTTCTAGTTACTGGGATGTTAATGATAACAGCGAATCTTCGTTAGCTAATGACCGTTGTGGAAAAAGATTAAGTTCATGTAAATTAAGGTTTGGAGATGATAATCCATTACCTTTTGGGTCGTTCCCTTCAGCAGGTAGAACGAATTGAAATTAACTAAAGAAATAAAAGAAAAAGCATTAGCTCATGCAAAAGAAGAGTATCCAAAAGAAGCTGTTGGTTTAGTTCATGTTGTAAAAGGAAAAAATAGATATTTTAAATGTCAAAATCTTGCCGAGACTCCTGATGAACATTTTATTTTAAATCCAAAAGATTATTCAGAGGCTGAAAAGAAAGGAGAGATTATTGCCGTAGTTCATTCGCATCCAAAGACTAATCCTGCGCCAAGTCCAGCCGATAAAGTTGCTTGTGAAGCTTCTGGTCTTCCTTGGTTTATTGTCAATCCAAATACAGAGACATGGGGGGAATATAAGCCTGAAGGATGGGAACTACCTTATGTTGGGAGAGAATTTTCTCATGGGATTGTTGATTGTTATTCATTAGTTAGAGACTTTTATAAAAGAGAATTTAAACTTCAATTAAATGATTACAACAGAAGAGATCAGTGGTGGGAGAAGGGTGAAAATATGTATTTAGATAATTTTGCAAAGGAAGGATTTAAAGAAACAACTTTAGAGCAGATTGCTTATGGTGATTTGTTTTTAATGCAATTAGAAAGTCCAGTTCCTAATCATGCTGGAATTTATTTAGGTGATGGTGTTGTCTTGCATCACGTTCAGGGAAGATTGTCGTCTAGAGATGTCTATGGCGGCTATTATCAGAAGGTAACGGCAAAGGTTCTAAAGCATGAAAGTCGTTAAGGTTTACGGAGCTTTAAAGAAGCAGTTAGGAGGTCAAGGAACTTTCGAGCTTGACGTAAATACTCCTGCGGAAGCGTTAAGAGCGTTAACTGTTAATTTCAAAGGTTTATCAAGATGGATGATAGATAGCGAAAAACATGGAGTAGGTTATCGAGTTCAAATAGGAAATGAAGTTATACAGGAGGAAGAAATAGGAAATTTACTTTTACCTTTTAGTGATAAGGAAGTTTTTACAATCACACCTGTTTTGACAGGAGCAGGCCGAGGACTAGGTGGAATTTTATTAGGAGCCGCCTTGATTGGACTTTCTTTTTATTCCTTCGGTGCTGCTGGTACTGCTTTTTCTGGTGTTTCTAGTGGCACAATGTTCGGCTCTGGTGCGGCTGCTGGACTTTATGGAACAGCCTGGGGTTCTCAAGCTTTAGGAATGATTGGTCTTTCTTTAGTCATGGGAGGTATAGGTCAAATGCTTTCACCTCCACCTCCTGAATTTGATATGAAACAGGCAAACAAATTAGAAAACTATAGTTTTAGTGGAGTAACCAATACAAATCAAGTAGGAACAGCGATACCTGTCGCATACGGAAGAGTGTTTGTGGGAAGTTCAGTTA